TAGTAGAACAACCCCGCCTTATGCCCTTTGAAGTCGCCATCTAGTAGGTCGTGCTGCAACGCCCGGCAAACGCTCTCGGTGGTTGCTAAGGGGTGCTCTAGGCAGTATTCTTTCAGCCCTTGCATGACGTACTTGATGCCGACCTTATGGAACTGGAAGACCACCAAGGTCATGTAAGGGGCCGCGTTGAAGTCGAAGCCTATCTGGACGGGCTTGTTCGGGTCGTAGGGGTATCTGTCACCCACGTTCTTGCTTGTGCTGAACTCCCAGAAAAACTCACGGCCTGTCCTTGGGCCAACGAGCCAGTCCCCGTCCATGAGCCTCGCCCGGTCGTAGGGGTCCAGCTTCATCAGCGTTTCGATGTACTTCTCGCGGAACTCCTTGTCAGGGTGATCGTGGATAGTGGCTAGGACCATTCCCACGTGAGGCGGAAGCACTACGGGGTTGCCGTTCTTATCGTAGACGAAATCTTCCTTGATCCAGTGGTCGCCGGGGTTGCCCGTGAGCATCAGCTTAGGGATCAGGTTGTATTCGACGTGCTTGAACCGCAAACGGCTTTCCAGCACCTGAACAGCCCGCTTGTCAACCCCCGGCGCTTCGTCCACAAGCCCGTCCGTGTATTCAGTGGAGCCGAAGCGGTGGAAGTCCGGGTCGCTGGGTTTGTACTGCATATACCGGAAGTGCGTTTCACTCCCGTTCTTCCAGTACACGTTCTCGTCTTGGGCGTTGTAGGTGTAGTCAACCCCCGGACGGTACTTCATCTCCGTCAGGATCTGAAAAAACGTCGCCATCGTACTGTCACGAAGCTCCTTGTACGTATCCCGGCCGATGAAACCCCTAGTGCCCGGATATTGGATGCGTGCCCAAATCTGCCAAAGGCAACCCGTGGTGGACTTCAGACTCCCCGCCCCACCACCCATGAACAGTTTGCGCGTTGTGGCGTCGGTCAGCAGCTTCCACGCAAGGGTCTGCTTGATCGAAAGGTCTATGCCGTTAGGGCCAACAAAGGGCACTAGACCTTGGCTAGGTTGATGGGGATGGGGATCAGCGGTTCGCCGTCCTTGCCAGTGTGCTCTACACGGTCACGGTAGCTATCGGACTTGCGGTTCTTCAGCCAAAAGATATTAGCTGTGGTGTCAGGGGTGGCGTACTTCTCCACGTCAACGATTTTCACCTCTTCCTCGTATTGGCTGACCTTGATCTTTATGGCTACCTGCTCCGTGTAGTAGAATCCCGTAGCCCTTTGGTAAAGGCTACGTTCAACCCTGTTGTCGGCATTCTCCTTTCCAGCCTTTAAGGCGTGACAAAAGGCAGGTTCATCCAGCTTCCACCGGTGTATGGTCCTAGCTGATACATCAAAGAAGGCGGCTATCTCTTCATCGGTCGCACCAAGGTCACAGAGCGCCCCGACCTTGGAGATTACCTCGTCTGTTAGCTTAGTTGGGCGTCCGATCCTAGCCATTGGGGAGGACGTTTAAGAATACGACACTTGGGATGCCATAAGCGTCCTTGACGATCTGACCTCGGCATAGATCCCACCACACTTTGAAGCCATGCGCCTTGGGACGCAAATAGAACAACTCCTCACGAAGTGTTCGTAGTTCCTTGGCGGCTTTAGTGTAGTCCATTTTATTTACCTAGGAAAGTATTCTCTACATCCTTCTCTTCGTTCCATCGGTGGAAATCATTCCATACATCAGCGTAGAATGCCTCTATTCCACCGGGAGGCAAGTCGGTCACGATATCTATGACCAATGAGCATTCCTTACGTTGGTATACAGGTTCGCACATGCTTACTGCTCATTCAAGGTCTTGGTCACATTCCTGCAATGGCTCCGTCAAAGCGCGTGCCTCTGTCCAAGTCCTACCACCTCGTTCTATAAAAGCAACGGCCCCTTCATAGTCTTGGATATGGGTCAACAAGACAGTATGAGGACCAAGGTCAGGGTGGTTGGCTTGAAACATCCATCCGAATTTGGAAATGACCGTACCCATCTTATCGCTCATTCATTTTCACGGTAGCGATCGGCCCCACGCCTTGGTGGGACACCCCAGCGATAACGAAGTCGCCGGAGATCAGGAACCCTGCTTCCGAAGAGAACACCACAAGTTGGCGAAGCTCTCCATCCGGGCTTCGAAAGGCCAAGGAAGCGAGGGCCGTGGCTTGTTCGCTCTTAGGGGTTTCGGTCTTGTTTCCGTTCAGGTCTAGGATCATTGCTTATCGCTTATTCGTTGTGCCTCCCTGAAGTCCTCATCCAATCGCTGCATCGTCTTCGTCCAGCTTTCCGAATCCTCCATCCCGAACACCTTCAAGAACCCCGACACCGCCTTGTTGGTTGCCATGGCGTTGCCTGTTGCGAAGCGGCACCCCATGACGAACCCAAAGAGAAGTAGTTCTATACTTCTCTTCTTCAGGAAGAACTCTATCAGAGTAATGTATAGAGGTATTTAGCAAGCCAGACCAAAGGGGCTAGGAAGATCAGCGTTAGGGCTGTCCAAAGGTATGCCTTGGCTATGGTCTTGATGAACTCCTTGGTCATCTTCCACTTCAAGCCTTTCATCTCCTTGGTAAGCTCGGCTAGTCTTTCCTTTGCAGCTTGGTCCATTGTGGCAAATCTAAGCAAACGGGGCGGGAATCCAAATAGTAGCCTTCTTGGGTGGCAAGAACCCGCATGTTCTGCTGGTCGTAGATCACCCTTGACAGGTACTCGGCGGTCAGTTGCGCGGACTGATGGGGGCGGTTCTTGCCGACAAAGCCTGCATGGAAGCACCTAGGGCCGTAGCTGAGGTTGTCGAGGTCCATCTGGCACGGGTAGGCCATTGGTCCGGCTAGGCGACGGATAAGGCCGTCCTGCTCGCTGTACGCTGCGGATAGGGGATGGTCGGGAAAGTGCCGCTTGATGTACCGGGTCGGGTCGGTGAAGTATTCGGGGCGAACGTGCGGGGCTATGGCCTCCAACGCTTTTGCGCTTAGGCAGGTTCCGATGGAACTATAATCCCCTTGGGTCAGGTAGTATTCGTCATACCAACCGGTGGGGCCGGTACTATTCACGTTGAAGTTCGCGTGGCTGCTGAATAGGTCGTTGTCAGCGTGTACCGCCTCGTGCCACTTGAAGAAGTCCCTGGCTATCATCACATCATCCTCGATCAGATAGACCCGCTCGGTGGTCGCCGCGTACATCAGCCCCGAAAGAACGCTGAAGGACTGCTTGCCCGTGGTGTACTTGGTCTTCGGGGTGAAAGTCACCTCCTTGGATAACGGAAATGCCTCAATGACGGCCAAGTTCTTCGGGTCATACCCTTGGTCAAGCCGGAAGACGTAGTGGTGCTTATCGGATCCTTCTGCCTTGGTGATTTTGTCCAAGCAATGATGTAGGAAGGCAGGGCGGTTGAAGCAGGGTATGAGGACGTTGCTCATTGCTCCGGCTCAAATCCCATTTCTTTCGCAGCCCTGATCCCATTCCACAGGGCGATGTCCCCAATTGTGTTAAAAGGGACATCCTTGCGCCCCAAGGCCATGTCATTAACAAGGCGCTGGATCAGTTCCTTTAGCTCGTTCACCTCGCTCTCCGGCCACAACTTCTTGCTGTGCAGGAACCCATTGTCACAGTCGCAACCGGACCCCAGTCCGCCCGAGCAAAGTTCGCATGGGATCAATTCGTAAAGCGTGCTCATAGTACGTTACCCCATTTTTCGCGCAACCTACGCATACCATCAGCTACGACAGCATCCGAATACAACTCTTGGTTGTTGCTCAATCGACCGAACTTCTCATGCAGGCAGTCCATGGATAGCAGAATGTTGGTTAGGCCCGCTGCTCCGCATCTTAACGCGTAGTCGTCCCACCAATACCACGCCATGTCTGGATCCGGCAATCCCGCCTTTTCAATGACGTGCCGGAAATAGACTACTGGACCCGTGTTCATCATCTTCACTTCACGATGTTCGCCGATAGGTAGCGCCTCCTTTACCGCCCCCGTGCTTTGGCTGAACGGGCTGGACACCATATCGCGGTATCCATCGCTGTAACCATCGCGGCCGCTGATCCATCCTAGATTGGTGCCGTACTTGTCCCACAACTTCTGAAGGTCAGGGATCAACGGACGTTGAAAGCGGTTGTCATCGTGCGGGATGATAAGGCAGTGGCAATCCGTCTTTAGGAACGCCTCGATCAGTTTGGCATGAACGCCGTGTTCGAGTAGGTGTTCTTTGGAAGTTCCGAGGTTCCGGACGTTTGGACAATCCTCGAAATGGTCCCACAATCCGTTTTGTACAGCCTCGTCAGTATCATCGTCCACAGCCTCTATGAACACGCCAACGTGAGTATCGGATGGAAAATTCTCCGTGATGCCGGAGAATAGCCAGTTCACCATATCAGGTTTAGCCCAGATCCCGTAGCCGATGTATGCCTTCATCGCTTCCGGGCAATTACCAAGGTGAACGCCTCCCCGATCACCTCCCACTCATCCGGTCTAGCGAACACCTGCTCACGGGCTACGCGGCTTGGGCCTTGATGGAACGACGGTGATCCTTCACGCCCCATCCGGGCGTCGTGCATGGCTAGGATGCCGCCCTTGTTCACCAATCCCCCCCATTGCTGAAGGTCCAGTAATACAGTGTTGTGAGAATGATCACCGTCGATGAACAAGAAGTCAATGTTTGTTTCTCGCCCTTCAAATACAGTCTCTCCCCATACTTCAAAGACATCTTGAGAAAATCCGACTACCAATGTTGACCTGTCACCAAACGGAAGAACATTCTCCCTATAACGCTCTTGTGAGCCTATCAAACTCGGCTCCATGCTGTCTGGAATGAACGGGTCGATGCTCGTCAGGTGAAGATCGGAAGCCTCAAGGATCGCCGCGCTGCTGAACCCATCGCAGCAACCGATCTCTACCCCTATTCCTGAAACGCCTTTCAGGTGCTTTTGGAATAGAGCTACTTCGGTTTCGTGAAGTCCGACGAATGTTCCTTCTGCCAGTTTCATGTTAGATGCCTTGGAATGTGAGGACCACCGTTTTCGGCATGTCCTTTTCGTAGAGGTGTAAAAGCGAATGCGTCCCGTCAATTTCCATCCCCAGCTTGTGAGCGATGAGGCTTGCACTGCTTTGGTCGTGACGATGGCCAAAGTAGTCGGGATGGTCGCCTTCCTTGCGGGTCCAGTCACCTTTGAACAAGCCTAGGTCACTAGCCTCCTTCCACTGGCGAAGGAACTCCATGGACCGGTCGCTACGCCTGTCCAGTCCAACAGCCAAGGCATAGAGCATGGTGATCCGCATGGCTTCTTCACGGGTAACGTCGAAGTGCTCCAAGGTCGCGTCGTTCGTCCACTGTCCCGTCCAGTATCCGGAGGTCCACAGGTAGTGCCCGGTTAGCTCGATGATGTCAAGGACCGGTCCGGGGTTGCCGATGGCCCACGCCGAGCTATCCAGCCATAACACTTGGTCGTGGCCCGCGTCGAACGCGGCTTGGATGGCGTAGAGCTTGAAAGCGTAAGGGTTTTCTTCATGGGTCGGGCAACCTACCGGATAGGTCTTCCACAACATCACCTCTCCGTTGAAGCCGTGATAGTTCAATGAACGTGATAGGCGGTCGATACCTTGTTCGTACCAACCTCCAACGCCAATGGAAACTATTGCGCGGCTCATTGCCCCCTCTTTTTGTTCGGTGTGTGGTGGATCGTGTACATGACCCGATCGATGAAGTGTTCGCGCTCAATACTCAACAGCGGCAAGAGGCGCATCGAAAATGCGTAGTCCTCACCGTCACGCTTGGAAGTATCAAACCCCGCCTTTAAGGCCAAATCTCTGCGCACCGGCACCAAGTGGTGCGGGCACCGCTCGTACCGGGGGCTGTTGTGGTCGTTGGTCTTCCATCCGCCATACCTACGGCTGACGATGGCTTTCTCCACTTGGCCGGGCTTGCCATAGCCGTAACAGTCGAACCAGAAGCCGATGCAGTCCACGCCGTCGACGCAATGCGCCAGGATGGTGGGAACGTAGTCATCAGGAACGCGGTCGTCATCGTCGATCCCAACAACGAAGTCGCCTTGGGCAGAAGTCAATAGCTTTTGGCGCTTGGCCCCGATCGGGGACTGCCCGCTATCAACGCAGGTCAGCACCTCGAACTCAGCGCCGCCGCGTCCGAGCTTATCCACCAAGGCTTTCAGCTTGGCGGACCGGCTGTTCAGTGAGGCTATAAGGATTGAGAGCTTCACTTGGTGAAAAGCAGGTTCTCAGCGTTCTCCTTCCACAACTTCAGCCCGTACTTGGCGCAGTGGTCAACGTAGGACTGCTTATCCTTCCCGTTGTGCTCCACCACCACGCACCCACAACACAAGGCGTCCAGATCCATTTGCCGAAGGATGTCAAGATCCCATCCTTCGCAGTCGATCGAGATAAGGTCGAAGGTCTTTTGGATGCACCAATCAACGAGGGTCTTGACCGTGACGCTCTCCACCTGAACGGTGCGGAACTCCACCCCCGGCCAGCGCTTCGTCTCTTCCCATTTGGTCGTTGACAACAAGGAGCGGTCGCCCTTGCCTAGATGCTCCCCCATTTCGTACAGGACGATCAGGCCGTCACGGTCAGAAACGGCAACGTTGAACGTCTCAACCGTCGTCCCGTCGTACAACAGCCGCAGGCTTTCGTACACCGTAGGTGACGCTTCGACGCATACCCCGCGCCAGCCTTTCTTAGCCAAGGCGCGGACGTTGGATAGGGTATGGCCATCATTGCTGCCTAGATCGAGGAACGTGCCTACATGGATGCCGAAGTATTGGGCTATCCAAGATTCTTCCTGCCCTTGGCTATACATGAGCGGCGCGCTTTTTATCCAACCACTGCCGGGCCTCTTCGAGCGTATCGAAGACTTTGAATGGCGGAACTAAGTGGGCCATACGGCCTACGCGAACGGGCTTCGGCCGCAAATAACAACTGGCGACAGCGTATTTAAGAGGATTTTTAGCTGTTCCGATGTTGAGCATTTCGGCCGCCTCTTCGTATTGTGCATCCCTTTGTTCCATATACGCATCTGAGAATGCAACGTGGCACGCCGTAACCTCATCCCCCTCGAGGTCCACCCCCTCGATAAACCATGACCCATTATCGTTCCTTGTTGTGCCACGTCGATGGGTTAAGGTCATTTCAAAAAACTCCCCTGACTTCAGCTTCACAGACACTTCCATTTCAGTGAGGCCAAGGCGTGTATTTAGCACCTTAAAAACAGCCCCCTCGTATTTGCACATTGCTACAAACGTTGTGATGGCGTAATCCTTGGTCATTTCGGAAAGCCTAATGCCTTGCGGCGGTGATACGTTGCTTGGTCCTTGTTCCAAATGGCGGTCGTCTCGTTCTTTTGGTAGAGCCTGTCGTTCACCTTCGGACCTACGTTAGCGGGGTGGACGTGCTCGCAAATAGGTTCGGGGAAGAACATCATCTTTCCTTCGGCTTGGGCGACCGCCGTTTGCTCATCGTCCGCGAAAACGGAGGTATAGGAGGGATGGTAGACGTAACCAAAGCGCTCATACCATGTACGCCCCATCAGCGGCATCGTGCAAATTGCCCTTTGGTGACAGTCGTAACGCCAAAGACACCCATCCCCATCGGGATAGTAAAGATCCATGTCATCGCGTATGAGCTTATCCCAGCCTTGGACCTTACAATGCATATCGTCGCTCAGGACAAGCAGGATATCCCACGCTATCCGTAGCTCGTTGATGTCCCTGTTGATCGCATGGATCTTCGATGTGCTGTTGCCAACGATCATCGTGTACTGAATACCCAAGGCGTCAAGCTGCTCGTCTATCCCGTCCATGGTACGGTCGTCCGTGTCGAAGCTGAACAGGAAGTGTATCTGCTCCAAGTCCGTGGCGCTGGACACCCAAGGCTTCAGGGTATCCAAGAACTTCGGGCCATCGCCTTTAGCTGAGGGGCCGCGAGAGCGGGAGGGCCATTTGCAGAGGATCATTTCAGAATAGGGTTGCCGCACGAAGGACAGTACTTGAACGAAAGGTATTGCGGCCACATGTCCGCTAGATTGTACTTACATCCCGAACATACCGCACCACAATACAGAACTTCAAGAAACACCTTCTCCACTCGTCTTAGTTCGCCATTCGTGATCTTGTCCTCGTAAAACTCGCGAGTGTCCTCCATAGGGTCTTGCCAATCGCTAAAGCCTGATCGCCAAAGCTTGTGACACCTATCACTGGCCTCGTTGTCGCTCAATAAAGGTTCTCTTTCGGCATTCATGGCAGCAGTTCGTTCATCCGTTCGACAAAATCATCACGCTCCGAAATATAGGCACTTCGGGCTTTCTCTCCAATAGCTAGGCAAGCCTCTTTGCTCAATTTGGACGCGTTCTGAATAGCGGTCGTTAGTGACTCCACATCGACGTGCTTGTGGACGGCGAGGTTCTGAGTGGTAGCGCTCGAAGGAGCCGCCCCGAAAGCAAAGTCCGGCCTCGCCAGTTCGTTCATCGGTGCCGCGTTCGTGGTGATAATGACAGCCCCGACGCTCCGAGCCTCATTCAGATAATGCCCGAACCCCTCATAAGAGCTAGGGCAAAGGTGAAAAATATGGGCGTTCATTTCAGCCTTCAGTCGGTCAGTGGGTACGCGTCCAAGTCGCTCGACATTGGACGGCACGTCCTTAGGCACATAAGTATCCCCGATGATGGTCAAGGACAGGTCAGGAAGGTTGCGGAACGCCTCGACAACCTGAGCAGTCCCCTTGGCCGACGACCCACCCGCCACGTGTAAGAACGTCTTGCTCCTCTCGACCGATGGGTCGAATAGGTCCGGGGAAGTGAATCCGGTGTACAGCGTCTTACCGTGGCCTGTAAAACAGGCCACTGCATCATGCGTCTTACACAGGATCATATCCAACCTACGGAGGTGAGGAATGAACTCCGGAAGGGTCCACTCAGGGTTGAGGAACGCTAGGTTCATCCGTGCCTGCGCAAAGAAAACAGGATTCACAAGCTCCGTGAAGATGTTGACGTCGAACGTGGACAGCTTGCGGGGTGGCGAAGCTGCGAGCGCGAACGCCACATCGTGCCGAGGCTCCAAGACAGAACGCAGGATGTCACGGTCCTTGGTCAGCCCTAGCCCATTGTCCTTCCCGATGATCTGGACCCTCACTTGTCGTATCGGTTAGGAATATGCATCAAATAGTACTGCGGAGTAGGGAGCCTTACGCCTTCGCCTAGCGCCCTCAGCCCGCGAATGAACGTCCAGTCGTGCATGTAATCGTCAGCACTATCGGGCCAAAAGATACCGGGCCGGTGCATCAAGTTGCCCGTCCCGCAACGGAACCTCACTGCCGGGTTACAGGCTACCTCGCCCCACCGCTGACCTATCAATTCAAGCATGTTGAAGTACCCCCATACCATGTCCTGTGGCGGGGCAAGCAAAGCAAGGTGCTCAGGCCCGAATACATCGTCCGTGTCCAAGTACACCACCCAATCCCCGGAAGCCCCAAGGATGCCCATATTGCGCACGTTCGGCGACCACAAGGGCTGTTTTGCGATGCGCTGGAACTTGATCCTTGCGTCCGAGAACTGCGCTTGCATGGCCATGGTCTTGTCGCAGCCGTCAGCAACGATAAGTAGCTCCCAATCCTGCGAGGTCTGATCCAAGACGCTTTGAACGCCCCTACGGAACTTGAATTCCCTGTCCTTGGCCGCTCCCTTGTAATCTCCCAAGTAGGAGGCCATAATGATGCTCACCATTGGTAGGGGATCATTGTTCCTTCATACCTGAGCATCACTAGGCTGTCGTCAACCGCTTGGAGCGGAACCAAGGACCACGAGGTGTAGTTCTCTCCGCCGTAGATCAATCGGACCCGAATTTGCGGAGGGATCGATCGATACACTAGACCATCCGTCACTAACCTCAACGGCTCTTCGGCGTTGGCGTGGAAGAAGTCGCCTTCAACCCACGCCGCGAGGGTTGGCCCCTCTGCTGTCCAATACGAAAGGCTATCGTATTCCAATATCCCCGCCTCAGAGGGCGGTGGACTGGCGTCGAACCCCTTTGCGCAGGCCGTAAGAAGGAACAAGGACATCAGTGCTTTCATGTAACAAAGCTATACTGCGGGATCATTGCTCTGTAGGTGGTGAGGGAGGAAGGGGGACCATGGCTCACATCCCGGTATGGGGGCCACGCTCTTATCCTTGTTCAGTTCACTGAAGTGGCCGCAGTGTTTACACCACATGCTGCACCACTTGTGGAAACTATGCACGATGGTTTCCGCTGTAAGCAGATCGGGTTCAGGCCTTAACCCCTGCTGCATTCGAGTAGTCCACTCGTGGTTTCCGAAGATGCGACACCGGACGAAGGTGATGATCGGGTGCTTCATAATTCAGCAGTGAGCACGCTTCGGAAATCGTCCAAGACCATAGCGCACAGTGTGGCGCGGAACTCCGGCAACATGGAACTCCAGTCCACGCAGTGCTGCGATTTACGCGATAGCTGTCGTTCTTGGACATAGCACGAACAAGACCATACATTTTCTCCTGCTTGTTGTGATTTTTGACATGGAGCACACGGCTCCCAATTTCCAGTACACTAGTCTTGCTGTCCATCGGTATTGGGGGTGTTGGGAAACTGAACTCCTTGCGGCCTCTGAGTGTGGAACTTGTGGCGGCACATGCGGCACTTCCAAAGCGGGCCACCTTGGTCCATGGCATCACGTATTTGAACCTGTCGTTCTTCGCCACAATTCGGGCAAGTGTGAGGCGACTTGTTCACGGCATCTTTCCATGCAAGTATCCCGTCCAAGCGATCGTTGAACTCCTTGTCGGTCATCACGCCCCTCTCATTTATGTTCTCCATCGGTAGATCGGGCTAGGTGGTGGGGTCTATTACGTCGCGTCGTCCGCGTGTTGTGAGGGTCATTCCACAAGCGCATACCCATCGGCGAATAATGGGAGCGTAGTTGTCCTTCCGGTTCTTCAACCGGCGCTTTAGGTCCAGTTCCATCGGGGAGTTACACGCGGGGCAGTCCACGGCATCCCGCTTCACCAAGTCTTCAGGCGTCGGCTTGGATACCTCTTGGCGTACCACGCCTGCCTTTCGCGTTATCCGGTCAGTTGCCATGCTCGTTTACTGTTTAAGGAGGGTGGAGAGACGGGGTGTGGTGGGCAGATCGTACACGCGTTGATTGGGGCCGAAGGCGATGGATACAATGCGAATTGCGCCGTCTTCGTAGTGCTCTTCCTGCTCCCATCGCTTGCCCGTCCATTTTGCAACAAACCCTCTGTCGTCATCCAGTAGAACGAGGTACATGCGATCAACAATCTTGTTCGTGACCTGCTCAACGCTCACCCCCGATGCTAGGTGGGCTTCGTAGATGTCTGCGGCACAGATCGCTCCTAGGCCAAACTCGCCGGTACCCATCACGTGCCTAGCATCAACACTAGACCTGTTCATGGAGTAATGCACCAGGGCTTTTTCTTCGATGTCGCTCACCACCGGCTCACCTGCCCTCACCTTCGATCGTTCGGAGATTAGGGCGTCAACCTGTTCTTGCGTGTAGAGCTTTTGGCGCGGGCCATCGAACATTACTACGGTCGCTTCAGACCGATGAAGGCCACGCATGTGAGCGGCATCCCTTTCGTCCATCGGGACATAGAAGGACACCATTGGTGGGTGGTCTCCGGGTTCTTGTTGGACCCGTGCAAATCCTTCGATGGTCCGGGGGTCGGTATTGGTGCTCATGGGGGCTACTTATTGAGGGATGGGGAATCAGAGGGTGAGGTTGAAGTGCTTGGAGACGATGGCATGGATTTGATCGACATCGATAGCCATGTGTCCTTTTTGCAGCGATACGCCTTTTGCTAGCAGAACCTCATCGAATGCGGCCTTCACCTGGCTCTCCGTGTAGGTGCGCTCGACGGGGCCTTGTTCTTCGGGGTGCTGTGCAAGCCACTCCTTGAAGTCGTTCGGGTTCACATCGAAGAACGCGCAGTTCAATTCGATGTCGCTGCGCTTGGCGGCACCGGCCAACCACTCCGGGCCGTTCCATCCTAATTCCTTGGACACCGCGTTGATATGCTGGAACACCAGTTGTTGCGTATGCGTGTGTTCATTTCGGTTCAGGTGGTGAGAGGAGGGCGCGGAGGCCACAAGTGCAGAGGTCTTCGTACTTGCGCGTGGTGCCATCGGTGCGATGAACCGGAAAGTCGAGGGTCCGGCAAAACGGCTTGTGCCCAACTGTCTTTATCCATTCCTCCAGTTCCTTCACACGGGCTTGGAGGGAGGAGAGCTTTGGCTCGTACACGGTTCGCATTCCCTTGGCCCCCGCTTCATATCCGCCGAGGTGCGTGGAATACGATTCACCGTCGTTCTTCATCATTTCGTAGTCGGCGTAGTGCTCGGCTTTGCGCGTTATGGCAACGTCGCTTACCAGCTGTTCTGTGCTATCCATGGTCTTCGGTGTTAATCGCGGTCGTCCGCACGTTCGTCTTTGTCCTGTTCCTTGGCACAGCGGCGGCATACATCGCCTCCGTCGTGTATCTCACGCCCGCATTCGCACAGGGCGTCAGGTGGGGTCAGCGGCTGTTCGCACATGGCGTGGCGGCTTTGCTGATGGTCACGAACAAGCCCTCGGCTTGGTTACCGATGTCGCGGCGCTCTTGTTCCAATGCGTCCATGGCAAGCTCGCGGGCCTTGCCGACCTTCTCCAACAGGTCGTGCTTGACCATCATGTCGTTGCCCGTGTATGCGTCGCTTTCGGCGCAGGCTTGGTAGTAGAGGGATACTGCTGTCTGTTCCATGGGGGTCTACTGTTGTTCCGGTGTGTGGATGTGGTCTGATGCAATGATCTTCAGCAATGTGTCCAACTCTTTCTGCGTGGACTTGTACCAGCGATGCACGTAGCCGTTGGCGTCCCCGAATTGTGCGGCCCTATCAATGGCATACCTGAGCATCTTGGTGTCCTTCGTACCAGAGAAACAGTTCCCCAGCTTGTCTTTTGCGGCCATCACCCCGGCGTTGAACGCTCTTTTCTCGGATTCGGTTACAATTGCTGCTGTCTGTTCCATGGTGAAGTGGTGTTGTTAGGGTGGCTATGGGTTACAGACTAGTAGATCGTCGGAAGCGTTTTCAGGTAATCCGCAAGCGGCTTGGCAACAACCTTGTCCGCGATTGCCCTGCGGAGTATTTCACGTTGCGCTTCTAGGCGGGATGTTTCCCTATCGAAGTCGACAAGCTCCGAAAATATGGGGTCATTGTCTGGGTCTCGCAGGATGTAATCCCTAATCGAATAGTCGGTCATTTGGCCTACCACTCCATTCGCGTTCTTAGTTGCTGGCCTTCCGTCCTTCCGAATGCCAGTGATGGTGAGAATTTCACTCGACGTCCTCCCCGGCCAATGCTGAACCTCAAAGGGAGTGAATGTGGAGTTCGCTTTAATGTGGTCGTCAACCCATCTCTTACAGGACGAAAAAGAACCTCGGTCACTGCGTTGGTCCCATCCATCAGAAGCAACGACGAACCTCTCTATCTCCGTATCGTAGTAAATGTCCCAACCCCTGTAATTGTCGATCAGTGTCTTCATTTTTGATCGTGTTAGTTGGTGGCGTACCCGGCCCGCGCTCCGTATCCATTGCTATGCGTTGGTCAGGAAACGCGGGCCTTCGATCCACTTCACCGGATGCTTTTCGGGAGCTTGCCGTTGATGGCGAGGGCCACTATGTAGGAGTGCATGGATAGGCCAGCGGCATCGGCTCGGCGTTTGAGTTGAGCGTGTTGCTCCTCCGTCAAGTGGAGGTTGAAGGACTTGGATTTGATCGGTGCTCTCATGGTCTATTTGGTCAATTCTGGGTTTTCGTAAATATTCACAAGGTCGTAACCGCCACCATCGCTATCGCAACGGTCCCATTGATTCGCCGCTAGGTAATGGTTTGACCCCGGCATGGTCACGCCGCCGAAGCAACCTTGACTAAAGCCCACAACAATATGGAATCGGTAACTAGTGCGCTCTCGCTGCCTTACTAATATGTCACCCTCGTAAATAGGCTCACCGTTGCAATCATTCTTTCCGGTGTATTGCATGACTTTCCACTCTTCAGTTCCTGCGAGGTCGGTGATGCTCCCCTTTGGAGCCATCGTGTACATCGTGTTTGTTCGGGTTGACCAAAACCGGAATGCTATCACTCTGCTCATTGTGTTCGTTGTTGATGGAACAAACATACACATCACTACCACTATTCCTACTACCACCACCTAATTTGGAACGATTCTTAATAGTGGAACCACCCCACACACACCCATCGCTCCCCTTGGATGGTCATCACCTTCACCCCGTATCCGCTCAGGTAGTGCGGGTCCGTGGCGATGTCCAGCACTTTATACGGGTAGGTCATGGGATACAAGATCGACCTGTTGTAGATCGTGGGGTCCAAGGTGTCGCATACCTTGAAAGGGTGGGGCGCGACGAGCTTGGGGATGGGCTTTTTCTTAGGCATTGAACAGGTCCGTTTGCTCGGCTGCTTGTTGTCCGTCAGGCGCGAAAAGGCGCGGGGCGCTTTGGTGGTCCTTCAGGCGCTTCACGGCCCCCGCGAAGTAGTCCGCGTCTATCTCGCAGCCGGTCAATGAATAGCCTTCCAGATCGCACGCAATGGCGATGGAACCGCTGCCCAAGT